AGCAGGGGCAGGACGGGGACGGACCATCCCGCCCCTGGACCGGGTTTATTCTTCAGCCTCCGGGGCGGCGTCCTGTTTGCCTTTGCCCGTCGGCTTGTTCTTGGCTGGGGCGGCGTCGCCGGTCATTGGCGCGCGCGCCGCTTCTTTCCAGCCCGCCTCCAGGTACTCCTGGAGCTTGGCAGGCGGCGCATTCATCCGCCCACCGTCTTTCTCGACGACGATCAACTCAGCCATAGTTCCTCCTATCCGAGCAGGATGGCGATATGCTCGGGCTTGATCGCCCGCACGCCCCAGGCGGCTTCGACCACGTAGGTATTCATGTGGTCGCCGGGATAGACCGCGAAATCGAAAGCGATGCCGGTCGCCGGATCAACGATGGTCACGCGATCCTTGGCCATGTCGCCCTCCGGGGGCACTTCCGGCAGGCGGGTGGCCAGCAGGATGGCATTGCGCAGGAAGCCGACGTTGGCGGCGAAGTCGTTGCCGATGGTCATGGCAACATTGTTCGCAAGTGTTTGGCGCAGCCCCGGGGCTGCCAGCGCGATGTCGCCGTCGCCGTCGCCAGCGAAGCCGGTGGCGACTACATATTTGTTGGCATCGCCTGCAAAAGTAACCACGTCGCCGGCCAGGATCGTGCCTGTGCCGGTGTCCACATGGATGGCGGTATCGCCGATGGCGTACCCGGCGACCAGGTCCACCAGGTAGCCCGCGCCGGTGCCTTTGGTCACGGTCGGCACCTGGGCGCTCTCGCGGATGGCGAAAGCCGATTGATCCAATAGCACGCCCTGGCGGGCAAGGGACGCGTCGCCGATCATGTGTACCTGTCCCTGCTTGCCGCGGATAGTTGCGCCCGCGGAAGTGTTGAGCACCAGGTGTCGGTCGCTCGGCGGCGCGCCATTATCGTCCAGGATTTTCCTGGTCTGGGCGGAATCCGAATAGTCGCCGGCTGTCTCAAACGGCGTGATGCCAGCCGTCCCATAGGCGCGGGAAGCGCCCTTATAGGCCGCTTCGGCCAGGTCAGACTCGATCTCGTTGAGCGCCGCGCGGATCGCCTGGGCGATCTGGTCCTGGCGGATGGTCAGGAAGCCGGGGCCGCGGTCCATCGCATAAGCCTCTTCGCCGGTCCATGAGAAGGGGAACTGGCGGCTCTTGCTGATGGTCACGTCTTTGTTGGCGATGGTTTGGTAGGCTGCCGTCGGCAGCGACATGGCCGGGGTGATATCGCGCCCGGCCGTGTTGGCCGGGGTCTGGAAGACGCGCAGCGTCTGCCCCACGGCCACGCGGTCGGCGCGCGGGTCACGCGCCACCGCAGGAATGAACCCGACGAGCTCGCGCGAGACCACGTCCAGCGCGGCATAGGCGTCGGGGATTAGATTGGTAAGGGTATTGGACATTGTGGCTCTCCTTTAGTCCTCGAGTTTGCCGCCGCCGCGCATGAAGGCGGCCTGTTCGGCAACGGAAAGCGCTTCGAACTCGCCGCGCTTCATGATCTTGCCAGGAGCGGGCGGTTCGGGCTTGACGGGGGCCTGGGCCGAGAATTTCTTCTCGGCGGCCGCGCGCAGTTTGGCGCGGTCGGCTTCGATTGCTTCGATGCGCGCATCGAGCGCGGCGATCTCGCCGGGGGTATCGCCTGCGCCCAAAAGGGCCTCGAACCGGGCGCGCTCCTCGGCGGTTAGGTCGCGGCTTTCGCCGTCGGCTTTGGCAATCAGCGCCTCGGCCTCGGCTACCAGCGCCGCGCGCTGGGCGATCAGTTCACGGATGTACATGGTTTCTCCTTGTACTGGAAAATCTTTCTTGCTGGCAATCGCCTGGCGCAATCCTGCCAGTGGATCGGGGCGCTCCTGCGTTCCCGGCTCGGCTGGCTCGCCTTCCGCGCCGCCTGGCGCGGCCTGGCTTCCTTCGTCAGGCTGGTCATCCGCCATGTTCAACAACGCGGCGGGGACGTGCTCGTAGGTCTTCAGCAGGCTCTCGAATTGACGCGCCCGCTTTTTCTGCTTGGCCGGCACGATTTCGTCGGCAAAATGCAGGTCTATGGCTTCCTGGGCGCTCATCCACGTCGTGGCGGTCATCATCTTCGCCACCTTCTCCGTATCCTGCCCGGTGCGCGCTGCATAAGATTGCACCATTCCGGCCTTCACTGACTCCAGGGCGGCGATTAAAGATTTCATGGTTTCCACGTCTAACGCAGCCATAAAGACGTTGACTTTGGGGTCATGAATCATCATATACGCCGAGTCCATGATGCGCACCCGGCTGGCCGCCAGCGCCACCACCACCGCGCTGCTGGAAGCCTGACCTTCGATCTGCGCCGTCACCTGGCCGGGATACCCGGCGATGATGGACGCAATCGCTGAAGCCGCAATCGGGTCCCCGCCCGGCGAATCGATCCGCACCGTCACCGGGCCGCCGTTTCCCATGCGCATCAGTTCGTCTTTGAATTTTTTGGGCGAGATATCATCGTCCAGCCACGACCATTCGGAGATGATGCCGAAGAATTCCACTTCAGCCTCCCCGCCGGTCTCCTCGACTGCCCGGAAGGTCCAGAACGGCTCGCCCGGCTGGGCTTTGCCCTCGAAACAGCGAAAGGATTGTGTCATGGCGCCTCCATCAAGATTTCCAGGAATTGGCTGGCCGGATATTCCGGTAGGTCGGCGCCTTCGAGCGCCAGTTCCCCGCGCCCCTCGCAGAACTGCCGTACGGCTGCTTCTACCTGGTTGGCCGTGATCAATTGCGCCTCCACCAGCGGATGAAAAACAGCCGCCGCGAAGACCGGGAATTCGTTTTTATAGAACTCGCCCACCCAGGCGGCGTATTTTTCGCCTTTCCCTTTGGTGTTCCAGCGCTGGCGCGCATCGCGCACCTCCCCGGCCTCGCGCCGCAGCACGCGCTGCGCAGCATCCAGGAAAAGTGGGTGGGCATTCGCCTGCGCCGGCGCAGGATTGGCCTGGCCGCTTTCCATCGGCGCCATGTTGGCCGGGCGCCAATGTTGATTGCCCTCTGGATAGGTGGGCATGTTTTCCTTGCGCAGCGCATCGTTGGGCGCGAAGATGCCGTTGTTGATCGCTTTCACGTAGGTCTCGAAACGCGTCTGCAAATCGCCGCGCACCAGGGCGTCGAATAAATGCTCCCAATAATACTGCCTGCGTTCGTTCGGCAGGAGTAACTGTAACCCCAGCGCCTGCTCGATGCGGATCGTCCACGGACGCAGGGTGTGGTTCACGTAGCCTTGTTCCTGGCTGTCGATGCCGGTTCCCCAGGACGTGGATTTCTCCACGTCGCCGATCATGTGCGGCGGCACCCGAAAGACGCGCGCCAGTTGAGCCACCGTCCATTTTTGCGTCTCGATGAATTGGGCATCCTCCGGCGGGAAACCGATCTCGCCGATGTCCAGCCCCTCCTCCAGGATGGCCTTCTTCCCGGCATTCGCCGATCCCTGGTGGATGATGTCCCAGTCTTTGTTCAGGCGGTCGTAGGCGGTATCCGAAAGCGTGTTCGGCGTTTTGAGCACGAAGCCCGGCCGCGCGTCGTTGGCAAAGAATTTCGAGCCGTACTTCTCGGTCGCCAGCGCCAGTCCGATGGCGTTGCGCGCCAGCGCGATCCGGCTGTAACCGATCAGTCCGTCGAAACCGAATGCCGGGATGTGCAAAATCTCGTCCCGCAGGAATGTATACGGCTTGTCGTCGGTCGAAACGTAGTGATAGACCTTTTCCCCATCTACCCGCAGCACGGTCATCCGGTCCGGGCGCAGCGGCCAGAGTTCGACGATCGTGCCGCGCTGGTCCAAGATGGACTGGGCAAAGAAATTACCCCACGAAAGCAGGTGCCCCATTTTGAGTTCCCGGAAGACCATGCTCGACATCTCCGGGTTGGGAGCATCGTGCATTAGGGAATAGGATGCGTGCGTGATCGCCCGTGACCGGTCGTTGTCCGCTTCCCGCTGATAGAGTACCAGCGGCAGGCTGGCGATGTCCTCGCACAGGATGGTAAACGCGGCGAGCACCGCCGGGACCGTCAGCGCGATCTCCGGCGTGACCTTCTCGTTGCTCTGGCTGAACCCGTCCGCGCGTGCCGCGCCGTACCCGCTGCGGTCCACCGGGCGGCGGCTGGCTGTTGCTTGCGCTTGAAACGGGAGCGGCTTGAGAAGCATTTACCTCCGGCTCATCCAGATCCGCACATAGGAATTGGCCAGCGCCACCATCGCCAGGACGGCCCCCACCACGATCAGCGCCGCCGGCCAGGAAAACGCAAACGCCAGGCCTGCTCCCATCAGGAGCAGCCCGGCGTAGAACAAGGCGTCGTTTCTGTCGAAACGATCCGCAGGGGGATTGGGTGGGGGCGTAGGTTGATCGGCCATCCGGCTCCAGGAAAAAAAAGCCCGGCCCTCGTTTCGAGGGCCGGGCGCTCATCTTCCGGCATTCTTCCGGTCTGTCACCAGAAGTGCAATAGGTTGTGACTGCCCTATAATAGCACAAACGCTCTAAAAATACAAGG